GAAACATCCCACCCCAAACCGGCGAGGTGGGCTTCGATCTGGCTGCGTACCGCCTGCAGGCCTTCGGCCAGATGCAGGTCGTTAAAGTCGGTCGGCCCCTTGCGGTCAGTCGGGCGCTCATCGCTGAAGATCGGAGCGACAACCGATCCATCGACGGCCAGTGCCGCGTTCTTCGCGTGGCTAACGCCAGGGTTGCCATCGGTCAGATAATCGTCATCAGCGCACAGCAGGATCTTCGTCCGACGGTACCGGCCATGCAGCGCCTGGGCGACTGGCATCAGGTTGCCAGCGTCAAAGGCTACTGCCACCGGGTGTCCGGTGGCCATGTACAGGCTTGCGGCTGTTGCGTAGCCTTCGGCGATGAGCAGCACCTTGTCCGGTATGCCGCCGATCAGGAAGAAGTGCCCCTTCTTCGCTAGACCGGCTGGCCAAAAATCCTTGTCGCGCCCGTTCTTCTTCTCGGCATAGATCACCTGCAGGCCGTGGATCTGGCCATTGGTGTCCAGCATTGGGATGACCATGTTGCCGCGCTCGGAGAATCGAACGCCAAAGCCTTCCACGCCCTTGCGCTTCAGATACTCGCTATCCCCGACCGGAAGACACTTGCCCCAACCGGATCGTGCGCGTAGCGCTGCTGATTCGTTGCGGCGGCGTTGCTCTGCCTCGGCGCGTTTCTTATCCTCGGCAATCCGAGCCCGCAGCGCAGCCATCTGGTCGGCGGTCATTGCCTTGCGGTCCGCTTTGGGTAGCTCGATCTTCTGGACTACATTCTCCGCACCCCAGAAAGCTCCGTAGCTGCCGACAATCAGCGTGCCTGACCCGTCATCCTTCGACAGCTCGTACAGCTGATACCAGCCGCGCTTCTCTTTGCCGCCGTCCTTGTGCCGACAGCGGCGGCGCTGCCCAATGATCACGTCAGACTGTGTTACATCCAGACCGAATGTCTGGAGCTGCGCCAGGGCGTCATCAAAATTCAGCCACATAGCTCAACCCCATGAATCTGTTGACTATGTTTGGTTGCCACCCACTCCAGACAAATCGGGGTGCGAATTACCCGCAATGGATGATCCCAGGGAGGACCCAACATCTGGAATGCTGACAAGGTAAACACGCAGCCAGCCTTCATTGCTGCCGTACCGGTGGGGGCGGGGGCTCGCATCACTTGGATGCGCCAGTCATGCCGGATAGGCAAGCCGTCAACGACTGCGCCTGTCCAATCATCTGCACCAGCTCACGCTCGATGGCGCGCACCTCGTTCGGTGTCACCCTGCCATCAGACAACGCGGCGTCAACCTCGCGCATCCACTCACCAAACTCAACCATCGACCGGCGCGTAGCACTGGGAATGTCGCACCCATCAGCTGTGCCGGGGCGATGGATAACGACGAAGCCCAGCTCACTAGCCATCGCTTCCAGCACATCGGTGCGGCCAGTCAACAGTTGCATACGCTGCGCCTCGGCCAGCGTCAGGTGGTGCGTGGTGTTGTTCGGATTCAGTTTGCTGTTGAACACCGTCTGGTTGATACCCATGCGGTGGGCAAGTGCAACCGCTCCACCTGGGTACTCATGCCCGATGCGGTGTGCTGCGTCTTGAATGTTCATCTCAACCTCCGTAAAACGTAGAACTAAAGCGGCCAGTGACCTATTTTTCTAAACGTCGGGGGGATCTCCCCCTCGGCTCCTAACAATCGGGAGCGGATATGTCAGGGACGGGGATTACGGTTGAGGCTTTGCGAGATGCTGTTGGCGCGGCTTTGCATGCGCTGGCGGCGCACAAAGGAAATGGAATGCTCGCTGCAGAGCAATTAAGAGCGACAGCGCTCGTTGCGCGTAAACACGGCGACTTGGTTGCTGGCGAATTGCTGACAGGTTTTGCTGATGACCTTGTTGGGTATGGGAACTCATGGCTTTCTCCTGGAGGTCAAACAGCGCCGGGAGCGCTGGATGCCTGCTGCGTTAACCCCTTGGCCACGAAGTAGTCATGCAGCTTCTGAACCGTGTGGACAGAAGGGTCTGACACCGTGCCTTGGGCGATTTTGGTGACGGTTGAAAATGGCACGCCAGACTCTGCCGCGATCTGTTTCTGCGTGATCGCACGCGAGGCCAGGCAAGCCATGACCGATTCGTAGAGGGTGGTTTGTGTGTGCATGGTTAGAACTCTAAACCCATATATGGGTATTAGCAATACCCGCACATGGGTTTTTTTATGCGTCAAAATCCAGATATGGACATTAATCAGATCATTGCCAGCAATATCAAGCGGTTAATGCGGCAAACGCCGGGGCTTGATACGTTCAAAAAAGTGGCTGCCAAAGCCCAGATTGGCTTTGGCACCGTGCAACGCGCGCACAACGGAACAGGTAACGTGACTGCTGGCAATCTTCACGCCATCGCAAAGGCTTTTGGCGTAACCATTGCAGATCTGACCAGTGATCAAATCGACGAGCTCCTACGCTCCCCGGTCATCCACGTGAAGCCGATGACCGCTCGCCAAAAAAGAATCGAAACGATCCACGATCTGATTGATGAAATAAGCGATACTGGTCTTGCTGTTATCCTGGACAAATGCCGAGATGTTCTCAAGGAATACCCTGTGGCTTTGAAGGAAACGCGGTCATCATAAACATGGCAGAATGGCGCAATCGTATTATACAAAGCACATTTGAGTTCTAGGCCCGTATGAAATCACAATGCTTGAATGTTCCAGCTCTATGCCTTGCATCGGCGCTGCTTGCATCTGGGTGCTCTGCGCTGCATAAATCGAAAATGACATCTTTCGAGCCGTTTTCCGAGAACGAGCAAAAGATGTTTAGATTTAACTCGTTGAAGAACGAATCCGTGTACCCCGATGATGCGGCCGGAGAATCTGTTCGTATGGCATGGCTCAACGAATACATTTCCGATAACAATTACTGCCAGAACGGATTCTTGATTCTATCCAGACAGTTTGTTAAAGGTGGTGATGTATACGGCCTTAGAGAGAGCTACTACTACGTTGGAAAATGTAAATAAACGATCAGATGCCGCCTATGGGCGGCTTTTTTTTGTTGATCAAAGACGGCTTTCCCGTCAGCACCAGACCTGCAGATTACCTGTCTGGACAGGGTTAGCCGCGAAAGGACGGCCGGAGAAGACGGGGCGGTGACCCCACCCCATCTGCAATAGGGCTGTTCCATCTCACCTGTCGCGTGGCTCACATGGTTAACCAGGCAACGGGTTTATATTATCAAAAAAACCCATTTATGGGTTGACTAAACTACCCGTATATGGGTATATTGATCTGAACCGCACCACTCTCCCGCCGAAGGATGGCGTGCCGAAACGGGGGCAACGGCCTAGCAAGCCAGGGTGGCAGAAAGCCAGTAGGCCAAGGCCAAGGCAAGTACGACGCGGGTCGCAGCACCGACAAACGCGGCGCAAGCCGCAACGGAGGCAACGATGCAGATCGATGACGCCGCTGTAACCGAGCAGGAACTACGTCAGGCATACATACGTGCAGGATTGTGGCGACAAGGCATGACCTTTGGTCAGGCAAAAAGCAAGGTTCTGGTCTATTGGGGATTGGTAAGGCAAGCCCGAGCAGCCAGAAAGACAGCGGAAAAACTTCGACAGCAGCATCTCCAGCCCCGTCTGATTTAGGAGATTGAAATGTTGACGAAGATCAAGCCCTGGATGGCAGCCGCCATCATCGCAGCGCTCTACGGCGTGGTGTCAGATATGGATTATCAGGACGCTGTGCAGCGCGAACAAATTGCCAAGGCCAGCCAGGTGCAGACTTATGCCGCACGATAAGAACCGTCCGTACGACGGCGGCCCTGCGTACCCGGGCACACAGCAGGAAGTTCACCTGCAACCCGATGAAACGCGTCCGTATCAGATCATCCAGCAACCGATGAACGGCATGAGCGTACGTGACGTGGCAACGCTGCAGATTCTGAAGGCAATCATCGGAGCGCGCTGCCAACCACACGGCATGGGAAATGCGTGTCTCTTGAGCGTCAATCCAAAATGGATCATCGAAGCGATGGACGCTGCAGATGTATGGCTTGAACTGCGTGAGCAAGTATGAACCAGCATCAACGCGAACTGAACGATCTGCGGCGTGTCGTGAAGCTGCATGAACAGACCATTGCCGATATGCTGAAAATTCAGCATCCGATCATGCGCGATGCGCTGCGGTACCAGACGCTTCGATCAAGCCAATTCGATATTGTGCCGGTCATTCTGACCGAGCACGGTGGGCATATGGGTACGCCAGAGCAGATTGACGCCGAAGTTGATCGTCTGGTTGCATCGGTAGCCGGTCAGAAGATGGCGGCGTAACCGTGTCCGATCTGCTGCAAACCATCCTGTTCGGCACGTTCGTACCGCATGACGTGCCGAGCCGGAAGATCATATTCGATAGCGTCGTGCAGCGGACCAAGCAGATGCCTGCGCCCCGTCGAAACGGCCCTGTCAGAGCGTCAGTGATTGAGGTTCTGAAGCGGCATCCAAGCGACTGGCTGACCGTTGGAATCGTCGCGGCCGAGTCTGGATGTTGTGACGACACGGCAATCAGGGTTTTGAACAAACTCGCCAGCGACCTCGTTATTTCGAAGCGATTCCCCAACGGGAAACGCGTCGAGAAACACGCCATATTCAAGTGGATGAATAAAAATGCCAAAAAGCAATAAGCCGCGCAGGGCATATCGTCCTGACCGTAGGCATACGGTTGACCGCGTTCCGTCTCTGCTGGAGATGCACGCGCTGTTCACGCCGATATTCAAGACGATGGACGGCCTCGCCAGCGGCGAAGTCGAACACGACAAGGGCGTCCCGATCATGCTGTTTGACGGCGAATGGGCGGCGATACATTCGGCCATGATCGGCTGGGCGTGCTGCTGGGATCGTATCTGTGCTGACCAGCGTATCGAATACGACTCCGAACCGCTGCGCAAACTGGCTCGGAAGTTGGAAAACGGCGTGCTACTGGAAGTGTCTGACATCGAGCAGGCCAGGACAAATATCGAGTTCACTCGGCAGGTTTTCCGGCGCACGCCAGCCCGTGTACTGCAACAACATTCGGTGACCGAGCAGATTGCCATCGAGTTCGAAAAACGAAATCTGATCAAGGAAGCCGCATGAAAGCGCCGGAGCTATTGAGTAAAGCCGCAGCGATCATGGCGGAGCGCGGCAAGCAGTACGACAAGCCAGAGGGCGAGCGCAGCATGGGCAAGTGCGTCCAGGCGTTCAACATCATCACCGATCAAAACCTGACAGAAGCCGAAGGCTGGCTGTTGCTGCAGATCCTCAAAGACGTGCGCCTGTGGCAACGCCCAGGTTACCACCAGGACAGCGCCGAGGATTGCATCGCCTACGCGGCACTCAAAGCTGAAGCAAAGCAGGACGAACAGGTTTATCAGATCAGCGACATCCCGGCGTTTCTATCTAAAGGAGGGTTATCAGAATGACCAAGCTACACATCGAGAACGTCCACATCAACCTCGGCAGCAGAATGCCGTCGATGGAGCCAATTCTTCTGGCAGCGCTTGCCAGCGTTGGGAAAAAGAAGCCGTGGCCAGCGCCTACCAACATGCCAGCCATCGGCGACAAGTGGCCTGGTACCGAAGCCATCTACGCAGGCAAGTCGCTATCGCGTGACGGCACCAAGATCGTGGATCTGATCTTTTGGCTAGACGAGAGCAAGGAAGGCCGAAGCTATGAAGACAACCTCAAGTATTGCGAATCGGTGAGCAAGGAAACCAACAGCCATGCCGCTACGCGCCAACAGGCCATCGTCATCAATGACAACCTGCGCCATCTGTTGAGCAAGGATCACGGTTACTGGACTGAAACCAAGGATAACACCGGCAAGTACGCCTTCGTCCAGAACTTCGGCAGCGGTAGCCAGAGCTACGTCGACCTCAGCGTCGAATACCGTGCGCTGGCCGTCAGCGAGATTCATTAAGGCTTCAACCCTTTAAGCCTTCAACACTTCACAGGAGATTCAGAATGACCATCAAAATCGACATTACCACTCAGCAGATCGGCGCACCGGTACCGGGGCTAGACGGCGCGGTTTACGCCGGTCTTGCACCAGCCGAATACGACATGCCACAAGCACATCTAGTGCTGTGGCTCAACACGCCGGAAACTCACCAAAACTACGAAGAAAGCATTGCGTTGGCCAAGGCCGTGAATCCTGAAACGGATAGCCACCTGCCGACCCGTACCGAAAGCGCCCTGCTCTACGCAACCCTGCGCGACCAGATCAATCAAGACTACTGGCATTGGACTTCGACCTACTACGGTAAGAATCAGGAATATGCCTTCGTCCAGGGCTTCAACAACGGTTTCCAGTTCGACCGCTACCTCAACGGCGATTACCGTGCGCTGGCCGTCAGCAGATTTGCACTTTAATCATTTAGCTCTTTAAGCCTTCCGCCGTGCGAACCGAACAACTCAGTATCCACAAGTGCGCTATCGAGCTGGCAACGCTTGCAACGCGCATTCTGCCGGATATGAACCGCGCTCACCGGGGCTTGATTGGCCGGGATATTCGAGAGGCAGCGAAAGCCGCTATCAAAAATATCCGTTATGCCAATGAATCCCGAGATCAGGCACGTATTGACTACATCAATACCGTACTGGATTTGACCGAATCGATTGTGATTGATTTTCGGATCGCGTTTGAACTCCGGCTGATTAACCGTGAATGCTGGAGCCAGTCTATCCAGCTCACGGGTAGCCTGGAGAAACAAGCTGGCGGTTGGCGTAAAGCATCCAAAAATGCGCCTGACGCGTTAGGGTCAAGGCTCTAATGACTGTGCGTAATATGAATCTGGTCGCGCCCCTGGCTCACGAGGCCACGGCCATGCACACCACAGAAACCGCCGGTAAGCGCGCCGGTAGGTCTGGTGCAGTTTCCCCACTGATCGGCCAGCTTGGCCTTCTCTGGGGAGACGTAGATAGCGCGAATAAGCGGCCTTCGTCCAGAACTTCAACAACGGTAACCAGAACAACAACAACCTCAACAACGAATACCGTGCGCTGGCCGTCAGCAGAATCATCCGACTACTCATTCGACTTGCTGTTACAGGCTTACTTGGATTGCCGTAAGAATAAACGCGGCACCGACAGCGCCCAGGCTTTCGAGCAGCATCTGGAAGCTAACCTATGGGAGCTGCACCTTGAATTGATCGGCCAGACCTATCGGCCTGGTCGGTCAATCTGTTTTGTGGTCAAACAGCCACGGCCACGCGAAGTCTGGGCTGCGGAGTTCCGTGACCGCATCGTGCATCACCTGCTGATCAACCGAATTTCGGATTACTTCCTGCGCCGGTTCATCTTCGATAGCTGCGCCTGTATCGAGAAACGAGGCACGCTGTTTGGCGATGTTCGTCTGGAAAAGAAAGCACTGAGCATCACACAGAACTGGAACAAGCCGGTTTACTACCTGAAATGTGACTTGGCAAACTTCTTTGTCAGCATCGACAAGTCGGTGCTGTGGCCGCTGATTCAGGCGGGAACGCCAGAAGGCTGGTGGCAATGGCTGGCCCATACGATAGTCTGGCATGATCCGACTGAGAACTATATCTATCAGGGCGACCCGGCATTGCTGGATCTGGTGCCGCCGCATAAGCGCCTAACCAATCAGGCCAAAGGCTTCGGCCTTGCCATTGGCAACTACAACGCCCAATTTGAGGCCAACGTCTTGCTCAACGTGCTGGATCGGTTCGTCAAGCATAAGATCGGCGCGAAACATTACATCCGCTACGTCGATGACTTCATCATCCTGCACGAATCAGCGC